CGAACGTGTTCCCCTGGATACGCAAGTCAGTCACGGCATTGACGGCATCGGAAGTTTCAACCGCCACAACCCCGCCGTGAAAGCCGTTGCCCAGAACTTGGACGGCGTTGCCACCACTGATCCGAACGTCGGCATTCGCATTGCTAAAGAAGTCCATACCAATAATCCGAACGAACGACCCAGCGCCGATATCGAACCCAACGTCGCCAGCGCCCTTAACCTCGCCGCCGATAAACCCGATGCGCTCAGGGCGGTCAGCATCATCTGACTCGATCTTCACGCCAGCGTCAGAAAACCCTCCCAACCTGGCCATGCTGTGCGTGTGGCTCAGGATTGTGGACGTACCCAAGCCAGCGTTTGCGTAGTGAATGCCATAGTCAGTGTCGGCTTGTCCATCAAAGAAAATGTTGTCGGTCATCACGTTATTAATGCCGATGTTCTCCTGGGATAGCTCCATGCTGAGAATGGCCTTATCGCAGAACCCCCAATGGGAATTCGCCGCATAGAAGCCGTCGATGGCTCGAATGCGAACACAATACTCGGACTTCTTGCCCCGCAGATTGGTGTTGTCGACATACACCGAGTTGGGCTCGGCGTAGAACAGGCCGTCAACGGGGTCTTGGACGGCTACGGGGTCTGACGAATTCACCTCGCGGCGGTCGATCAACATCAGGGCACTGTCGGGTTGGACGGTTGCCCCAGCATTCGAGTGAGTAATGTCGACATCCAAGAAGCGACACGACTCGCCCGTCCCCTTCAGGACGGCACCCTGGTAGAAGCCGACGATGTTCAGGTCTTGCGCCCTGAAGGCAACAGCCCGATCTAGGTAGATAGCCACATTGCTGGTGGGGTCAACCACGTCCGACCAAAGAGTCATGGACTCGACAGCTGCATGTTGAATCTTCTGGTTGTCTTCTGGGTTCGGCATGGCGAACTCAAGTAGATGAGCGCCGTCCGATGCTAAACGCAGGCGAGTGGCATTGCGGCCCTCGCCCTTGAGGACGATTCCGTGATGGTTGATGGTTAGCCCGTCTACGACGTAATCGCCAGCAGGAAAGTAAACGACACCGCCCGAAGCAAACTGCGTGGTGTGAAGCGCCTCCAAACTGTCGATCGCATCTTGGGGCGTTTCAAAGTCCTGGACGTTGACCGTGTACGTGGGGGCGTCGTCGGTTGGGGCATCGCCCCACTCGGGGGAGGCAGTCGGACCACGAGAAGTTAGAACCTGACCATCCTCGCCAGGATTAAAGTTCAACCTAAGAGGCTGCCCGCCGCCGATCTGGGTGGTGACGTGAACGCCATCAATCCGAGCGTAAACCCCGTTCGAGTCATAGTCCGCGTCTCGTACTGACACGCCAGCAGTCGTACTGCTGGGTTGCCCGCCCACCGTGTAAGCCTGAACGGTAGCGCCATTGGCGTCATCGGTGGTTACCGACGTAAGCCTGGAAAGCCCCTCGTCGGAAGGTTCTGCCGTCGCACCGAAGGTAATGCGCTTGCCGTTCTGCCAGGTCTGGGAGAACTGGTCCAAGTCCTGGGTTTGACTGGCGGTCGCAGTGCCGCTGGAAGTCAGAACTGATCCAGCGCCCGACGAGCCAGGTCCGCTACCGCCAAGCGAAGCCTCTATCCACTCCTCCAGGGGCGTGTCCGCAGTGAAGGGGGCAGGAATCTCGAAGTCCTCATCGAACAGGAAACCAAGCGGGGTGTGCGCCCACAGGTCGGTAAACTTGGAAGTCTCAGGCATGACAAGCCCGACCTAAGTCACGCGCTAAGCGCCATCGCATTCAAGGCAGCGATCCGAGTTTCGCTCAGAGCCTGACCCGTGGAGCCCACATCTAGGTGATCCGTCAGCGTCTTGTCCCATTCCTCGTCATCGATGGCCACCTCTTCGGCGGCAACGACGGCAGCGTTATTCAGGGCCGTTGGCAGGATCATGACACCCTGACGTAACGGGTCGCATCCTGCAAACTGGTGGGGGTCCCGTTAGCTGCGCGGAACGAAATGCGTTTCACAACAGACACGCCATCGGTGTCCAGCATGACCATCTCGAAAGCGTCGGGCTGAAGAACTTCAGTTGTTCCGTCAGCCCCGACAAACCGAACCTCGGAGTCATGGTATTGGACCAGGGTAGCCAGCGCCGACAGGTCCAACCCAGACACGGCAGTATCCACGGCCTGAACCTGGGCGGCAGTTGCCAGCCCCGATGTGCCTGATGAAATTTCGGCAACCAGCTGAGCCAAGGACAGCGGCGTAGGCAGCGCCGCAACCGCAGCCTGGGTGGCTGCGTGCTCAGAGGTAAGCGTTCCGATGTCAGCAGAAGTGGCCAAACCAGCCAAACTGATCGGCTCAGCTCTGGACGAAACGTCGACATCCAATCGAGTCAGCTCGACCGACAGGTCAGACCGAACAGCCGCAGCCACGTCGGTGTCAGACGGCAGCGCCGCTAGCCCCGCATCCAGCTCTGCTTTGGTCGGCGCATCGTAGGCGTCAATAGCGGCGGTCACTTCAGCCACAGACAGGTCATTGAGGGCGTCAACCTGAGCTGACGTGGCAACACCACTTAGGTCGGCCGCTGGGATCGCAGCGATGTCAGCCTGGATGGCCGCAACGCCAGCTGTCAGTTCGGCCCCAGTAGGGCCATCGTAAGTTTGCAGCGCCGCGTCCAAATCTGTGGTGCTGACATTATTCAACGCCGCAACGTCCGCCGAAGTAGCGAGGGCGCTGATGTCTGTTGTCGGTATGGCCGCAATGTCGGTTTGAATCGCGGCCACGCCAGCGTTGAACTCGGCGTCAGTCGGCCCGTCATAGCTGGCCAGAGCAGCATCCAGATCGGCCGTACTTACGTTGTTCAAAGCCTGGACCTCGACGGAGGTGGCCAGACCGCTAATGTCCGCAGGTTCAATGGCGGCAATCGCCACCTGGGTGGCGTCGTGTTCGGCGACTAAAGCAACCTGAGCGGCAGTGATGTCGGCGGGCGTAGCCAGCCCAGACACGTCGACCGTTTCGGCACGGGAAGATACGTCCACGTCCAGGCGAGCGAGCTCGGGGTTCATCAGCGCTCTAGTTGCAACGGGAACGGCCCCGATCCCAGCGTTAATCCCGACGTGACCGTTCAGCACGGTCAAGTCCGAGACCTCGGTGGTCCCGTCCCACATTAAACAGCCGTACCCGACGTGTGTGGTTCCCTCAAGGAACCGCACACCATACAGGCCAGCTGCCGCTGCGGGCATGTCGCCCACGAACACGGCAGTACTGGGCTCAGCGCAGGCAATGTCCCCACCGATCTGTGAGCCGTCCTCGGCGAACACCTGAGCGACGACGGTCGCCCCAGCCTGAGCGGGCGCGGCCAGCAGCCTCAGCTCGTCAGCCATCAGGCCCTCTCCATCAGTAGGTATCCGCTCAAGATTCGGACGTAATTATTGGCACCAACTGCCGTTGGTGCCGCAACACCCACGCCCAGCATGTGACCAGCAGGCACAATCGCCGTGGCAGGCAGGGTTATGTCTGTCTCTTGATTCTGGTTGTTGCCGTAATCACGTGGACCGACACCATTGTTGGCGGTCACCTCATCCAGCAGGTACGTCGTCGTCACCGCATTGGACCCAGGCGTTTTCTCCTGGGAGAACAGCACCCACCCCCACGGCAGGGCTGTGGGGTTGGAGTTGTAGTGGTCGACGGCAAACCGTTTGACTCGCAGATCCCACGGAGCCTTGAGGCCACCAGCGACACGGCTTAAGTTCGCCGCTCCGATGTTGCCCAAGTCCTGAGTGTTCGAGTTGTCGTAGATACCCAGAACACCCCAGCCGTTAACCTCTCCAGGGTCCAACAGAAACTGGGTGCCCAGCCAAAACACGAACTCGTTACTGCCCGTACCGACGGGAGTACCGAACATCAGCTGTACTCCCAAGCGAACGAACCATCGGGCTGATACGTGAACGTCTTAACCAGGCTGACGCCAGCAGGAACCGACCCGCTGAGGGTGATCGACAAGATCCGCCCGTCAGGCAGGTACTCGAAATCTTTGACGATACCGCTGGCATACGACACAGCCTGAATGACGCCATCCAACGCGGACGTGGACGCATCCTCAGCCGACAGATTCCGATTGATCGTCTCGAACGTTTCAGTGACCGTCCCCGCAGGGCCAATCAAAGATTCCAACCACTCGGCCTCAGTGCCGACAAAGCCATTCTCAACAGCCACCTCATAGGCGCTCAGGCCACCACCGCCCGCAGCGGCAGAGCCGCTCCAGCGATAGTTGGCCCCGCCCCGTGCAGCGTTCGCACGTGGAAACGGAGTCATCAGACCTCCAGTCCGACTTGCCCCTGGAGCTGGCCAGTCAGGCTGTCAGGGATTCCGTTGACCACCTGAGCGTTCTGCTGTAAGGCCAACACTGAAGCGGGATCTAGGTTTGGTGCGCCCACACCCGCTGGGCCTTGGTTCTCGGGCGGCTGTGGAGCAGCTGCACCCTGCTGGTCACCTTCAGCGCCCAACACTTGCTGCATCTGAGCCAACTGCTGGACCGCCTGTGGGGCCAACAGCTTCTCAGGCTGCCGCACGTCGAACCCTTCGACTAGCACATGCTTTATCAGCGCGGCGGGGTCAATGATCTGCCCCATGAACGGAGCCAACGCATTCAGCATCGTGATGGCGTTTGTACGCCGCGTCGTCTCGTTCGTCGGCTGAGTAGACCCAGCCTCGATCTCGAACATGTACCGACCCTGAATGTCGTCAGGGGTCAGGTTGAACGGCAAAATCTCGCCGTTCTTACCGACGACCCGAACGAACTTCTCCGAGTCCATGAACTGTTGCATCATGCCCAGCATCGACTCGGCAATCTCGGCGATGAACGTCTCAACCTGGGACAGCTTCTCGGCTTGGCGCGAGTTTGTGGCGTCCTGAATCATTGCCGCTTCAGTGGCGGTCTGACGGGTCTGCGGGGCCTGGCCCCGCTGATACTCCGACAATCCAGAAACAACATTGATGTCGGTCATGGTCTGGTCGACCATCCGATACAAGTCAGCCGACATCGGCGTTTGTGCCAGCGGCACAACAACATCGGTACTCAGGTTCCCCCGAAACGAATCGTCCACATAGGCGATCGCATTGTCGACATCCGACTCCAGCTGGCGGCGGGCCTGCTCATTCAAATACTTGGGGTCGGCAACGTACTTGCGGTTGTACTTGCGCCGCTGATTCAACATCTGCGTGCGCGTCTCGGAATGCTCCTGAACCAACGGTAACAGCTGTTCCAGCTCACCCTGGGCGTAGAACTTTCCAGGCACCGAATAGTTCCTGATAAGACGGAACGGGTGCCCGACGTGATAAGGGAACGGACGGGGCTTAATCAGGAACTCTTCAGACGAATCTGTCCACGTCATCATTTCCCGACGTTCCAAATCCCAGAACTCCCAAACGACGACGCGCTCAATGTCGTCCCCATAACGGTCCCGTTCCTCACGGACCACGCCAGTGATCTTCGGGTCCAACACTGTTTCGCCAGTCAACGTGGCCCGCACCCGCTGGTTGTAGGTCTTGTCGGCTTTCGCCTCCTCCAGGGTGCGAACGGAACGGTGAGCGATCCAGCGTGCGTCCCGCAGTGATGTCGCCTCGGCGTTCACGAACATGTCATGCGGGGCGACCCGCTCCACGTACACGTCGTCCTTGACGGTTTCCAACTTGGTGCCGCGCAACACGGACTCCCAAATTTCCTCATCCGTCAAAGCAGCAGACGGACCATTAGCGATCACCTGCTGCTCGTTCTCCTGAACGTCAGCGATAAACCGATCCTCACGTTCACGGTCATCCAATGGACGGGGAGACTCCTCAAAGTCCCAGCCGACCTTGACCCAACCCATGCCCAGCATCAAGAAATCCCTGATGGCCGCACGCATCTCGGGTTGAACCTGCTGGACGCGCCACAAATACGACAGCCCCTGCTCGACCAAGACCGCATGGTCCTCAAAGCCAGGCTGACGGGGCAACACCGAAATGGTCGGCTGCTTAATCGAAATGGACGGCCACATGACGTTCAACGTTGCGAACATCAAATTGACGACAACCCGATCCCGATAGAACGATTCATCGTCGTCCAGAATCTTGCCCTCATAGGCGTCGATCAGCGTGTTCCAATTCTCGGCAACGCCGACATGCTGACGGTATTTGACCGACTGCTGAACCTCAGAACGCACCCTGGGGAGTCGGTCATCGGCCTTTATCTTCGGGCGTCGACCGCCGAACCGTGGCATCTAATTACCTGGCTTTCTGGATACCCCGACCAGTCGCCTTGGCTGCGTCATCCATGTCTCGCATGATTTCCCGCTGCGTCACAGCGGCCTTGAAATGGGCAGGGATATTCACCCCGCCATGACCCGTTTCACGCCAGTGCTTCATCTTGTGCGAGAAGCAGATACCAGCGGAATGGGCTGCACAATCAGCGCAGTCGTCCACCTATGAGCCCATGATCTTTTCGGAACCGCCAGGCACAGGCATGCCCGTCTCGTCGCCGCCCATCGAACCCATAACCTTCTCAGCGCCGCCAGGACGGGCCTGTTCAAGACCAGCGGCCTCACCCTTGGCAGCCATCGAAGGCTTGACCATGTTGGAATCGCCAGGCTTACCGATGGCCTCGTTATGACCTTTAGGTCCAAGCTTCATCGTTGAGCCAGCGCCCACCAGGTTGTACTCGGCAATAGCCATGCAAATAACTCCGTGTGTCTAAGAACTGAACTGTGGGAGCTATTTAGCCCCTCACAGTTGTCGTGACGCCACGGCACCGTCACGAACATTGCCCGAACCAATCCGCAAAGCCGACTCCTGCTGTGGACGCAAATGCTGATCCCACCAATCGCCAGACAACGGAACTACCTCTTTCTTCGCCTGATAGCGCTGCTCGAACACGAACTGACGGCCATAATCAGCCAACGCCAAAGACAACACCGCATCATCAAACGGAGACCCGTTCGTACGGCCATGCTCGTCCCGCACATACTCCTTGAGTTCCTTGAAGGTGCGCTCACATTTCACTGCCAGCCCAGTGCGCAAAGACGCATGGAGATTGTTGATAATCATGGGCTTAGTGGTGCGAGTCGTCTTGAACCCGTACTCGTCCTGGAGCTGGGTACGAACCTTGTTCGGCTGCTCACGAACCCACAGGTTGGGATAGCCGTCGTTCCGCATCTGAATGACAGTGGCGATACCCATGTTGTTCACTTCGGGAATCGCCAGAGCGTTGTTGTACCAACGGCCCAACGCATCCATGACCTTGCCGAAATCGTCGGCAGGAATATGGCCATGCCAATGAGCAACCTGACGGCCGTCATGCGACAACACGTCAGCCGCACTGTAATCGCCATGACCCAACCCCTCGGCGGGGTCACCGCCCAACGAATAGACACCATCCGCCGTGGGGTACTCCCAGACGTGCAAGCGACCGCTGTCCTGCTTCACGAACTTGCCGTGAACCATCTCACCCATCGCCAACGGCTCAGACAACGGCAACGCCGTCAACACATCGAACGGGAACACCATGTTGCCCGACTTCGCAAACGCCTCATCGGGGTTATCGGGATACTCCTGGGCCAACTGCCACGCAGGCAGCTCCCGCTTCTTAGCGTCATACCAAGCCTGGTCACGCTCGGGGACGGCCCACCACCCGTAGAACGACGGAACCAAAGACGACTCCCGCATAGTCGCCTTCACCCACAAGGTGTGAAACAAATTGCCGTAGCCGTTCGCCGTACTGAGAACGATCTTCTGACCGCCAATATCAGTAACAGGCTCCATCGACGCCCACGCCTCATCGGGATTCGTCAAGAAAGCGAACTCGTCAGCCAACAACAAATCGCCCGTATAGCCGCGGGCAGGATCAGAACCAGACGGCAGAGACTCGATCAAAGCGTCATTGTCGAAAGACATGCGCTGCTTCGTGTCATCAATGACAGACGGCCCGCGCTGACGCATCCAGTCAGGCAACTTCTTATAGCCGTACTTAGCCTTAGACAGCAGCACGATCGACTCGCGCTCACCCTTGGACAGCAGCAGACATTTGAAGTCGTCGTGAAAGAATGCGTTCCAAAACGCGTAGGCGGCAGCCAAAGTCGACCAGCCAATCTGACGCGCCTTTAGAGTGATCGAATCCTCGCCAGCCAGCCAAATGTCCAACACCTCACGTTGCGGATCGCGCAACTTGAACGGCCTGAAGCGGTTGCCGTTCTCATCAGGCAACGGATACGGGATGATCCAATACTTCTCAAAGAAGTAGATGGGATCGTTAGCGCACGCTCGCCACTCAAGCTCAAGCTGTGCGCGGCGAGCCTGAGGCGACATCAGCAGTTCCAGGTGAACGGGGGATACGTGGGAGGGCAGTACGGCACAGGTGCCTGCGGCACAATCGTCGTGTGAGGCCGCTTATCCAGCTCCTCAGAAACAACCCGACGAATCAGCTCCTCAAGCTTCTCCTCGTCGATCATGCCGACTTCCCAGCCGTATCAGACCCAACCCCAGCAGCAAACGCAGCCGCCTGAAGCTGCTCCACCGACATCGACTCGAAATCGTCAGGAGCATCAGCCTCCTGCTTCTTCGGCGGATTCCACCTATTGGCCTGCTCAGTGACCATCTTCGCCGCAGCCACCGCATGAGGCCCACCCTCCGTGGACGCAACCTTGAACATATTCGCCCAAATCGCACCCAACTTCGTCGGGTTGAAATGAGTCTCATTAACCCACTCGGCCTGACGTTGCTTGAACGCCTTGGATTGCTTCCACCGTCGAATCGTCCGATCCGAAATCCCGTTCTCCTCAGCCCACTGAGGATCAGTGATCTGGTTGGGCAGGGTCATTTCCGCTATGTATTTGTCTTGCAGAGCGAGCCGTGTCGGCTCGTCCATCTGCACAGTGTGAATGTCCGACTCGTCCGTGTCCTGGTTCTCCATAACCAGCACACGAACCGTCACAAACTAAATGAGAACCATTCTCGTGACACTAGTTGGTACTTGTTGAGAGCCCCGCGAACGTCCCTCAGTGAGCGGCACAGACAGACAGGTTCGGAACAGCGATAACAACGTGGTAGCTGATCCGAACTAAACCGAACTGCCTTCGCTTCGCTCAGTCAGTTCGGGACAAATCAGGGTTTGCGTCCACACCCTCGTAGCCATAGTCAGGCACTGCCAGCAGTCTGAACCTCCGCTCGAACCAGAGCGACTCCACGTCAACCTCTGGGCCACCACCAACGAACCGCTCAGCCACCAGACAGTCCCCAGGCTCAGCCCAATCCGTGTCGACCACAGACCAGTCAGGCTCATCACCCGCACCTGCGTCGACCCACTCGGCATCTGTCATGTCATCGTGATGGACCGCCAAGATAAACCAGCGACCCGCAATTGAGTAGTCCATGAACAGAACACTGACAGGTGTAGTCGAACCACGTCAAGCACCCCCCACAAATACCCGTCCGTAACACGGCCGTAACGGACCCTTGAAAACTCAAGCTCACAAATCGGCTAAGTACCGTTATATAAAAGCTGAAACGCGGGCGGGTACCCCCCTGGTACCCCCTCCCCCCACCCCCATGTCTGCCATGCTGTCCCACGCGGTGGACATGATTGAACCATAGTTCAATTACAACTACATTGATTTTTCAACACACAATCGCACTCCATCTCTGTTAGTGAAGGGGCCATCTGTGCGGGGGATGGGCAGACTGCCACCATTTATTGAGCAGTTGCTCAATCTTTCGGAAACCCGTGGGCTCTGTTCTGGGGTGTGCTGTTTCTGTTCTATGGGGTGTGTTTGGCTCGTTAGTACTGTCTTGTTCTGGGTGGTTCGGACAGGGTTGTGTTGCGTTTTGGTTACTTGTGTTGCAGTTGTGTTACGGTGTGGACGTTCGGCTGGACAGTCCAGAAATTTCTGTTATGGTGGTTTCTGTAAGTGCTTCTGCAGTCGTCACGGGCTGCGCAACAACAACACATGGAGATTAGACAATGGCTAAAGCAGAGAAGTCAGCGCATCACGAAGACATTAATGCGGCGATGAACAGTTACAGCGAGCAAGCCGTGGCTTGGTTCAATTTGGATTGGGATGAGGAGAGCGCCGACGAAATCGCTAGCGATTTCTGGGATTCGATCCTAGAAGTTCAGGTGTGGCGCAAGGATGGCAGCAGCGAGGGGACCGAGCGGGTTGAGTTCCTGCTGGCCGTTGGTGGCCCGACCGTTTCGGTTCATGTCGATTTGGGGCGGGATTTCGTGCAGTTCTTTCATTCCTGGGGCTGGAATGAGACGGTCGGGCGTGAGCAAACCGAAACCCGCCCTGGCAGTGGCGGGTTTCGTCATGCCGCATGGGTCGATGCGGCTGAGGCCGTCAGTCAGCGCTGAGTAGATAGCTGGTTTCTCCCCACTTGGAGCGTGTGCCCGTTCGATTCGGGTATGGGGAACGTTGCGGTTCACGTCCGCACAAACAACAACAGGAGAGATATGGAAACGAAACCCGAGAATATGACGGTGATAACTGATGAGCTGCTGAAAGAGTTCTGCGAACGGGTCAGCGGTCACGCAGCGGAAATTTGGGGAGTGCCCGACGCTATCCTCAGCGGCTTTTTTGTTCGACCTGTTGAAGATCCCGAAACGTGGGAACTAATGGGTGTCGGACAAAGGCCCGAAGAAGGGCAGGGCATCGACTTCACTAGCGGTGCGGCTTTAGCTATCAAGTTCGGAAACCTAGAAGGCATCGTTCTTGAGGTGACCCCAAACGATCAGCCACGGGTTCTAGCCCATCACTGGGCTGTTTAGTCAGCCCGCCACGCTTTGGAGCGTTGCCACGGTTCGATTCCGTGGCGTGGCCCGATACCGATTCACGTTCGGTACGACAACAACAGGAGATGGAGATGGCAACTAGCAGCTTTAAGGGTTTGGAATGGGACGCAACCGACATAGACCAGCGTCTAGCAATTCAAGCAGCCCAGTTCGGAATTGAAGCTATGGGTTACAGCGTCTTCGCTGAGGCAGTGGGCGAAATGGCCGCACTGGGCAACGCTGACCTTGCGTTATGCGTCATGGCTGATGACATTCTCGCCAGGCGCAACGCGACACTGGGATCGACTTTCGTTCCTAGCGCCTACCAGGTCGCCACGGAATGGGTGGCTGACGTAACCGCTGGAGCGGTTACGGATGATGACAGGGTGCACAAGGTCAGTTCTTATTTCTCGGGGATGACCCGCCACCCCGCTTAGCGCCGAAACAGCCTTGCGGGGCTGTCCGTGCACGTTGGCTACGTGTGCGCTGATGAGGCAAGCCAATGGGGTCACGCCCAAACAACAACACAGGAGACAGGAAATGAGTTACTTCGATGGCCCGCGCCGAGACTTGTTAAAGGTCAGGCGTGAACTTGATGTCGCACGGCGACACGTGACCAGTCCGCAACATAGGTTCATCCTGCAACAAGCAGAGGAATCCGTTCGGTTTGTGATCGACGAACTAAACGAACGACGCGATGCAGCCGAGAGCTTCGGATGATGTGGGCGCAAATTTCTGACGGTCAATACGACCTGCTAGTTGCGGTCTTGTTTGGTTTGGCTTTGCTGGTTTGGTTGGCGGTCTGCCAGTGGATCGAGGACCGTTCTTAACCCCTGAACACACAACACCCCCGACTCACGTCGGGGGTGTTGGTCACGTATTACCGCCCCACCTATTTGGGTGGGGCGCAACAACAACACCAAGGAGATTAATCAATGGCGTTACCAATGACAGAAACTGTCACTGAGGGACCATCCTACCAGACCGCGGGTCTAATGCGAAAACCTGTCGGTATCAATTCAGATACCCCACAATTGGGGTCCAGCGCGGACTTGGGCTTAGGTCTAGATACGTGCAGCCCATGCCTGGGGGGTCGACACGGAACATGCCAGCTCAGAGGTCACCGTCGCAAGACAGATAACAAGCTTGGATGTCTGTGCAGCATGTGCCACCCGCAGCAACGCAAGCAGGTTCTGGCCGACCGTCCAGCCACCAGGCCAGTGGGTGGGGGTGCGTTCACATTTGGGGAGGCGCGGCGGCATCAGAAACCCGAGGGCATCACGTTGGCTCGTGAGATGACGGGTTGGGTTCGGAACACGAACGGCCGACCCAAGGCCCCAGAGCTAGGGGTTGGTCAAGTATCTGAGCTGCGTCACCGTTGGGAGCTGACAGCCTCACCCAAGGGGTATGACGTTGGTTCTGTCGCTTTGATCGAGCAGTGGAAATCCAGCGGGTTGACGTGGCCTCAGATCGAGCAGGTGATTCAACGCAAGAATGTGCGTCAGGTTGTTGCGGACTTCCGCAAGGGCAAGACTAGTTTGACGTTTAAGAAACCTGAAGTTTGGGAGGATGCAGCGTGAGCGGTTATCACATCATCAGAGATTCGTCAGAGGGCAAGACTTTGGGCGATCCCGTCTATGTCGTGGACTGCCGTCTCGAGCCCTGGGCTGACGGTATGGACATCTTCAGCTCAACAACAGACCAGGCTAAGGCCACTGTGTTCAGTGACTTTGACGATGCCCAGGAGCTGGCCCGCACCAGGAGCTGGACCAGGGCGATTGTAGTCCCTGAGGGGGAGCCGCTTTATTAGTTCAGGATTCTGATAACGGTGGTTCTGGAAACACCCAGGACCGTAGCTATCTCAACCAACGAGGCATTATCGGCCCGCCACTGTCTAACGGCAGATCGGCGGGCCGTTGCCATTTCTGCAATAGCGTTCTGCAGTAGTTGCATGTTGGCTGTCAACGCTTTGGCTGTCGCTGCGGGTGTCAGCTGTTCAGCGCACCAGCTTGAGCAGTCTTCGATGGCTTCAGCTAGTTGCGGGTCGGTCCAGTCTGGGGGCGGAACGTTACCTAGCATCGAGTACGCGTGCCATCATTCCCATCCGAACTGTTCCGCCAGCAATTCAGCTTTGCTAAACCAGTTGGCCCAATAGTCGGCCAACGTGTGCAGCGCCCTGTTGTGAGCCCACACATAGAATTCCCAGTCATCGTCATCCCACAAGTCAGACTCGGCGGGCAAACATTCCAGTGCCCGCCCCATTTCTTGCCAACGGTCCCACGCTGCTCGGTCCAGTTTGATCCATAGCCCGATCTGCCCGTCTTCGGTGACCATCGCATGACTGGGCGTGTCTGTCCGTAGCCCGTGAACTGTCGGGTATTGGGGTGCGTTCACATTTGTTTGTGAGGCCATGTATTGACGCACTAGTTCGTGTCGTTGTTGCGGGGTTGTCTGGTTTGGTTGCCACCATGCGTTGATGGTCCGTTGTTGGTCGGCGGGCGTGTCGTCTGGCGCGTCCCATAGTTCGTGATCCAGCCAGAAGTCTGCCCATTCATCATCGTTCATGCTGACTCCAGCTCTCGGAGTCTGGACTTCCATAGCCAGCAGGTGACGTGTAACCAGACGCCACCGATGAACAGCGCAGCCAGCGACAGGCCAGGTATCAGCCCCCAGATTCCGTGCTCAACGGAAATGACTGGAGTCGCAATGCCAGAAATAACAGCGACAACAACTGCCACAGCCACCAACGGGGCCATAGGTTCCCGCCTATACAGGACGTTGTCGTAGTGGTTACGACTGGCCCTTGTGTTGACGACGTGTCTGCGCCAGTTCTGCTTATGAGCCTTGAGGGCTGCCTCTTTCTCGTAGCGCTCGAAGTCCTTTAGGTCATCCTCTAAAGTCGTCATGCTGCCGCCACCTCTAGTGGGGTCCACACGTACTGATACACGGGAAACTGTTGCTTCTTCGCTTTCGCAGTCAGCCCCGTCTTGGTCCGCACATACACACCCTCGGGATAGGCGCGGAACTCAATCGTTTCCAGATGAGGTGGGTCTGCGGGGTCGGGTCGTCGTGAATGGTCCAGCCTGTGCAGCTGCCCGTCCTCGGGGCCCCCGACTAGCTGAAATAACCAGCCGTTCTTGTCGTCGAACGACTTCATGACGCCGTCTCCAACTGACCAGGCAACTGTGGAGGCACAACGTCACCGTCGCGCCCCACTCGGGTCGGCCCAAGACCGACCCATGTCAGCTCGGGATCGAACCCGACTGGCCTGCCGTCGACCATGTAGAACACGGGCAGACCGATAGCCAACGCGGCAGCAACCTCAGCTGACGCCCCACTAGAGTTCTGCCAATGGTCCAACACAACGACACCATCTGATTCGCAGATGACCGTCATGTTCTTACGCATCGCTCCGCGCAGATCGAAGTTGACTGCTTCCAGCTCGGCGGTCGTTCCCGCTGCGTCGGTCCAGTCGTAGCCTGCGACACGATCGCCATGTGCAGGGTTGTAGACGCGATGCCCGAGCCACTGTAGCTGTTCTGCTGTTCGGTCGAATGCTTGGGTGTTGAATTGCGGGTAGCCGCGCATGGGGCCAGCGAGATACAACCTCATGCCGCCACCGCCCGCTGGTAGTAGTCCCACCCGTCACGCCCTGGGTTCTCGCCATGCCACCAGGTCCGATACGCGGGTCCGTATCGGACCTTGATGTATGTGCGGAACGATCGCAGTTCATTAATCCGACCGCCGTCCCTCAGCTTGCGCAAGCCCGCCAACACTTGCCGCTTGGTGCGGTCCTCATGAAACAGCCATTCGGCCTCGTAGTCATCCAGACCCAGCAGCTGACGGCCCAGTTCGTCGATGTCGTAGATGGTCTTGCCGCTGTCGGGGTCGGCGAGTATTCGAGCCTCATAGTCGTCGGCTTTAATCACATCCGCCGCGACCACCTTCAACAGTTCAGCTTCTTCATCGGTGACGTCGACCGTCAAAGTAATCTCCATTGTTATCTCCATTTGTTGTGTTGTTGTTGCGTGTGTTGGCGTTAGCCAACCAGCTGACTGCGGCCCGTGACAGCAGCAGTCAGAGATTCCAGATCAACCTTGGGGGGTCGGTCATCGAGTTCAGATGGCAGTAGTTGTGCGTCCACATTCGCCGAGTTGACCAGCAGTGTGGCTGCGTGCCATCGCACGTTCACTAGATGGTTGGTTCCCGTTTCGGGGTCGTGGTCTTGTCCCGCCCACCATGCTTGTGCGTGTCGCATCATGGCTGCGTAACTGAGGCTGTAGTTGTATCCTTTGCGCCAGTTGTTGTCGCCGTACTTGGTTACACCGATGCCATACAGCAGTGCGTCTTGGTGTAATGCTTCGGCTGGCACCAGGTCATATCGTGCGAGCTTGGAGCCTTTGGCTCCGCCTGTGTTGGGGTTGGTTATCCGAGTTTCAGTCAAGGCGAGTCTCGATTATTAGGTCGAATACCGCAAGGATGTAGGACGTTAGCGCCGCCAAGTAGATGAATGTCAGGTCGTTGTCGGGCAGCTCGCTGGGCTCCCTTAGGAACCCGACCTTGACGAATAGCCATACGGCCCAGAGTCCCGTTGCAACCCACAGGATGATGGAGAATGACTTGCGTAATGTCTTTAGTAGGTACTTCATGCTGCTAAATCCCAATCTTGTTGTGTTGTTTCCAGCTGTGCCGCCAGCGTTTCAAATGCCCGATCCCGTATGCGCGATATCTGATAGGGGTGATCGGTCCCGTATTCTTCTTCGAGCTTGGCTGCGATCCATCTCAGGCTGCGCTTCTCGAACACGTACCAGTTGACGACGCTGCGGTCGGGTTCCCCCAGTTCGTCCAGCAGGTCCAACGCTGGGGTTGGCTGTGCTTCGGCTGCTTCTCGTGCTCGGTATGGTTCTTGATGTGGTGCCGTTTCCATCAGTGCTTGGATGTCGGTTTCGGGCAGCTGGTTGTGGCGGCGACCGCCGTTGCCGTGGCCCCATTCGCCAACCAAATGCTCCTGGTCTCGGCGTCGTGCGACTGCACCCAGGTCGGCGTCGATCGCTGGGCGTACGTCCGAGATGCTGCTGGGCGTCATGCTGCCAGCTCCAGCTCGTCTTGCGTGTGCTCATGCCAGTCTGTGGCGATGTTCTTTAAGGGGAAAGCAAAGTAACCTTTGGGGTCATTGAAATGCTTCAGCTGAACGCCCGAAGCGGGGTCGTTGATCATCTTGTCCAGCACCGCCAACTCCACATAGCAGTACCGTTTCTTGTGTGAATCCCACACAAACACTTCGGTTTCCCATACCCCATTCCAGAACATGAGACAGTTCCAGTTCTCGCATTTGATCTTAAGAGTCTGATCTCGACCGACACCTTTGACCTCAATGAATCCGAAAGATGTCAGGTAATCGGGTGTATAACGCACTCTGGCGGGCATCGTTTTCATACTGGATGACGGACGATTGAGCCCGTAACGGTCCCATGCGGACGCGTGCACTGTCTCGAATACGCCTTCGGCTTCGTCGCCCATTGAGGCGAAGCGGGCTGCGAATGATTGGGTGTGGAACGTGCTCATATCTAGGTCAATTTTACTTTATGTAGTGGGTGCGTCACGGGATGTCTAGACTGCTAGATCGAATGCGTCGAACGTGTCGCCCAAATCAGCAAACGCAGCTGTGAAAGCAACAACTATCTTGTCGTCATCCCACGCACCAGCCTGATAAGAACGTGTCTTGGTTTCCTTCTGCGATTGCAGCCCATCCATGATTGCCTTGACGTAATTGTCCAGGTCGCCGCGCAAATGTTTACGTCTGCCTGGCTGCGTCATCATGCTCAATGGCATCGTCAACTCATAGTCTTCGGCGTCAGTTATCAGCACCACGAACCCGTCAGTGTCCAACTCGATCTCCACCAGCACAGGCACGTCCCATAGCGGCCCGTCATATTGGTCGCGCACCCTCTGCTCGAACTCCAGCGTGGGCTTAGGTGTATACGCTTTACCACGTCGTGTCATGCGTGGTCGCTGCTTGACTGCTGGTCTGAACGGGAACAATTGAATGTGCGTCACTGTGACCATGCTTTCGTTAACGTCTGCCGTAGCAGCTCAGGTCGGTCTTCTTCCAGGTAGCGACCCCATCGTCTGTCCGCATCGCACATGACGGCCCACGCTTCGGCGGGTGTGACCGCACCCTGTTCGCGCATCAGCACGGCCAGACGCCACAGCCCAGCGCTGCGATCAATGTCGCCAGTCACTCGGTCAGGTAGCGGCCCGTCTTTCAGTAGCGTCCAGGTCAGCCCGTCCAGTTTGCGTGTCGTCTCTGAGCTGACTGCCATCTCATGGGTGGGTGCGTCCACATCCCGTTGTGGCTGTGTTGTTTGTGCTCGTGTCGCCAGCTTCTGTAGCTGGTCGATGGTGCATCTGTTGGCTAAGGCTCGGGTTGCCCAGTTGAACGGGCGGTACCATTGCTCGGGGTTGCCAGGGTCTACGATGTGTTGGCTGATGCTGTGGATGCCGCCCGCGTACTCGTCGTATTTTTGGAATGCACCTGGATATGGCAGTCGCACATAGTTCCCAAGCCCGCCTGGTTTCAGTGTCGTTTGTTTCGGGTTGACCTCTTTGGTGGGAGCCCCGACCAACTGGCATGCTGCCATCAGTGCGTTGCGCATGGTTTCGGCTGGTATCCATTGGTCAGCAAACACCCACAAGTGCCACCCTTTGGAACGTGAACGTTCGATCCATGATGTGATGTCGAACGCCCTGAGGATGTTGTGCGTATTCAGTGCGTCGGGCCATGATTCTTCATACCCTTGGTCCCAGTCGATACACCCCCATTTCGTCACCAGCGGATGTTCCGACTCCGATGCAGGCGCATCGGCAGCGGCAGCGACTAGCGGATAGACGCCGATGGGTTCACCCGACCCGTCTAAGTGTCCCTCTAGCTTGAGCTTCCACCAGCGGTCGGTCCTTGTCTCCATGCCTCGGGGTCGCGGGTTCTCGACGTATTTGATGGCGCGGCCCTCATTGCCCCCGACTGCGCCTGTGTTGCCAGCGAACAGCGTGGCGAATTGATCCAACAGTTCGCTCATGGCTCCAACTCCATCTCGCTGGTCGAGCCCGCTGGCGGCATCCCCCGCCATGCGTCTTGCCAGTCGGATATCTGATCCAACATTGCCGATGTCCATGCGTCCGCTGGAACAAACTCCCCGTCTAGGTCGTGGTGCCCCCAACCGCCATGTCCGTTGATCCTGTAGTGCCGCATGGTGCTGTCGACGTAGACCCAAACGCGACCTTGCATGCCCCTAGCCATTGTCCGACCTCCATTGCTTGCGCTCGGCACGACGGATCGAACCTGGCATCAGCTTCTTCCATGCTTTGTTGCGCCGTCCGTACTTGCAGTGCTGGCAGTCGCATGCACCCCAGGAGAGCCGATTGCGACGAAACTGGATGGTGCCCCTAGTCATCGGTTGGCTCCAGGTTCTTGACCAGGACCGTCATTGCGTGACCATCCGACGTGCGCCGAACGAAAGCGTCAGGTCCGTCGATCGCCAACACTTTGTATTGATCGCCCGTGATGCGGCCGACCACCTTGTCTCCGACCTTGATCGGTTCAGGTGCCTCAGCCCACTCGGTCAACGCAGCGGCTAGCTTGAGCGCCGTTGGCCTGTCCAGGTACACCCCATCCTCTGCCCCAAGAAAGAGTGTGTTGCTTAGCTTTGGATCAGGCCGTAGCTCCACTAGATCGCCGTCTTTGTCAGTGTGCTCGAACAGGTAGTTCATCAGAACTCTCCCAAGTTGTTGTGAATCCTCGGGTAGCCCATGCGTTCCCGATAATCGTCAGCAGCATCAGGTTCCATACGCCTAATCCCATCAGGAGCAGTGCCCCCATACGACATTTGCTTGCGGCCCGCCAACGGCGTGCCAACGTCACCGTCTTGCATCTCGCGCATCGTCCCGAACCGCGGATCAAGAAACAGATCGACCACCCCAGTCGCAGACGGCGGTCGCTTGTTCTTCGCAACGTTCACCGTTGCCGTGTTCGCATGCGTTTCCCGATAGTTCTCGGTTTCGGTTTGGTCCTCACGCTTGCGGAACACCTCAAGCACAAACATGGCCTGCTGCTCGCCGCCATACTTCATGGCATCCATACCAGCGGCACGACCACGATCACCCGCACGGCCCGTCTGATGCACCACAGCCAACGGAACGTCCCGTTCCTTGCCGAACCGCTTCAGCTCATCGGCCTTGCGTTGCACGCCACGTGCATCCCCGTCGCCAGGCAACAACTCAAGGAAGTCGAACACGACCAGATCGGCAGGTGCCCCCCAGGCGTTCTCGGCCTCCGTCAGCGCCACACCCATTTGGACGACGGTCGGTGTCCGATCGACAACCATCAGGTTCGGCATGGATGTGGACGCAAATTCGTGCAGCGTGTCGATCGCCGACTGGTCCTTGAGCTTGACTGCTTTCTCCAGCTCGATCGGGTCCAGTTCGTGAACCATCGTGACCAGCTTTATCAGCACCAGCTCAGCCATCTCATCAGGCGTGATCCACAACACACGCTTCGTCGGGTTGTTGACCACACTGTTCAGCAACAGCTGTGTCTTCGATGAGTGTGCTCGGCCAGTGACAATGCACAGCTCGCCGCGTCCGATACCGCGCATCATCAGATCAATCCGTTCGATGCCAAACATGTATCTGTTCGCTGAGTTCGTGATGGCCTCAACGTACGTATCCACCGTGTCGGCCAGTGGTCTGATCCACTGGGGTGGCAGTGTTGGGGGGGCGTCCACGTTGGCGAGGTTGGAAATGGTGGATGCGTCCAATATTTCAGACATCTACTGGAACCCCAATCGCCCCGTCCAGGTCTGCCCCGTCCAGGTACGCCCCGCGCAGGTTTGCCCCGCGCAGGTCTGCCCCGTCCAGGCTCGCCCCGTCCAGGTACGCCCCGTACAGGTTTGCCCCGCGCAGGTCCGCCCAGCGCAGGTCCGCCCCGCGCAAGTTCGCCATGTGCAGGTCTGCCCAGTACAGGTTTGCCCCGCGCAGGTCCTTTGCCAGTCCTGATCTGATGATTGAGATGGGGTTCCACGTGTCGAGAACTTGTACCTGGGAGACTCGGGTCTTGCCGTCGTCGCTGCCAAGGATATGTTCGGGCTTGTATCTGAGTATCAGGCCGATGCATTCGGTCAGTGAGATTCCCCCACTGGAGGCCCCTTGTGCCGTTACTGCGACACATAGTCCGTCGCCGTCGAACTTCGGGCAGACAGAACCTTCCGAGAATTGACGCCCGCCTGGGTCGGCGGTGACTGTCTTTGGTCGTTGGCCTGCACGCTTGTTCACGAGTGGCCACGCATAGTCGTTGTGACTTGTTCCGTCTGGAAGAACTATCTTCCACCCGTCAATCCAGTCACTCATGTTCGTGCCCTTCGGGAATTGAATCGTCGATGACGTACCAGTCGGCTTTGGCGGTGAACGGGGTGTGCTCTCGCACGTCGTTGATTTGCCTCAGCCACAGCCATGACTGGTCGGTGCGTTCCGCTGTTGCCAGCACCTCATAGGTGTCTGGCATGTTGCTTGTGGCGACGTGGGTTACGATGTCGCCCTGTTGGATAGTTCGTTCAGCGTCCGCTCTGTCTGCTTCAGCTTCGATCTGGTGCTGCACCATGCGGTCAGCCACGGGTGTCGCAGTCCAGCTGCTAGACATTGACGGTCTCCTGTGTTCGTAGTGCGTGTGCCATTGACAGCACAACCTTGAAGGCGTCTTCATTGGTGAAGCCCATCTCGGTCAGCGCTGCTGCTTTGGACGCTGCAATGTCGTTCAATTGATGCTGCTCGTCGCTGCCTTCGGGCAATGCGTCCAGCTCATTCAGTAGTTCGTTGAATTCGGCTTCGGCCACCAGCCATTTGCGTTGGTCGTCGGTCAATTCCAGGGTCACCACATAGGTGTTCGCGCTCATGTCTCTCCCGTGATGACCCCCGCCCGACGTGACACGGGCGGGGGTCCAGTTGTTGTGTTGTTGTTGTCTTCTAGTAGTCAGCCGACAGTGCGACGATGACCATGATGAACGTGAACCAGACCAGCAAGGCCAGGATCAGCGTGGTGTTCATGCCGCGTAACGGGTCGGGTCGTTATCTAACGGCCAGATTGCAACCTGCTTGGTGGCCTTGTCTTTGAAGTGCGGGGACCTGGCGTGCGACGACCCCGAGGCGATGTCAGCGCGGTTGTCGTAGTACATGTCAGCAATTTCAGCGGTCCTGTTGTTGTCCAGTAGATATTGGACGTGCTCTGCTGATGGCCCAGTGGGCATGACCTGTGCTCCTGGGAATGCGGCCACAACGTTGTCGACTGGTGTTGGTGTTGGTGTTGGTGTTGGTGTTGGTGTTGGTGTTGGTGTT